TTGTTTCTTGGATTTCTATCTTTATGATCTACATCTTTACCAAGTAAACTACTTCCATATTTCTTTTTTAACATTCTTCTAGCACCATTTCTTCCTGCTCTATCTTTTTTTTGTTCTAAACTAGAATGATAATTATTATATTCACTTTTGTAATCTCTTGGCATTGTTATTATCCTATTTTTCCATAACCAGACATACCAAGTAAACTTGTTCCAGTTGATGTTATTGTTTGTAATTGAGCTGCTCGTGAAGTGTTTCTAGCAACCTGTCCCTGTATTTCATAATAGTTTGCAGTTTCTAATTTAGAAATTTTATTTACAGCTGCATTATATTTCATTGTTTCTTTATCAAGCTCAGCTTGTTCTGCGTTTGCTCTGGCAATTCTTCTTGCTGTACCCTCATCTGATACTCCAGATTTGGCTATTGATACTTGAGTTTTACCTTGTAATTGTACAATTTGATTATCAAATCTTCCAAGATCACTTTCTAATTGTTTGTCTATTTGAGCTGCTTCTTGTTTTGCTATTTCAGAATTACGATTTTGAACTGATTGATTATATTTACCAGTAGCACCTTGCTGTTGGTATTGCATATAACCTAAACCACCGACAATTAAATATGGTACTGCTTGTGCCATTAATAAATCCTTGCAAATCTATAATGATCAGCACCATTAAAACCATAGTGCTTCATTAATCCTTCATTAGTAAATCCTAACCACTTAGCAAATCTAATTCCAATTCCAAAGTCTGCACGAACTGCAGTTTGTAATCTTTTAATATTATTTGTTTTAGCTAAGTAATCTAAATTTTGTTTAACAGCTTTAGCAATAGTAATTGGATAATTCCAAACATCATTTTTAGCAATGAACCAACCTTCTGCTACATTACCCCATATCTTTTTCATACCTGCTGCAGCAACTATTTTATCATTAATTAATCCTGTAAATGCCATACCTTCTTGCTCTAAGCTCATACATTCAATATTATTATCTTTAGTAATATACTCAGCATCTTGTTGAGTAAGCATGTGGTTCATTTGTGATTGCATAATTATTTTACCATGATTTTGTGTATAAGGAATTATAATTAATCTATTAGTCATTTGTAATCAATTCTGGGTATAACGATAAAATTGTTAAAGGTAAAGGTTGAGTTTGGCGTACATAAATGAAACCATCAGTTTCATAGTTACCTCTGAACTCTACTTCCTTATCACCTGTAAATACTGGGATAGCATTATCCATTAAAGTTGCTGAAGATCTAAATGGTATTGCTTCCATATTATCTAGATCTGGACCAACTTCTACACCAACAGATTCATATAATCTGATAGCAATATTAAATATTCTTTTTGTTTTAGATTGTGATGTACCATTCTGAGCTCCAGCATCTAATCTCATTGTTTGTAATAGTGATGTGTAAGATAATCCAACTTTAACTTTATTAACAAATCTTGCTAAAGTTATAGAACCTGATGCTACAGTTTTATCTGGATGAGTTGCACCACTTGCAAGAACAGATACAGATTGTCCCTCAAGATGATCTAATCCTGTTACTGAATTAACAACTTGATATACAGCTACCCCAGCTGTGTGTGATGCTGCTGTAGTGCTATTGGTTGCTCTTGTGCAACCTGTTAATGTATTTGTAGATATTCCTGTGTAGGTAATTAATTCGTTATCTATTTTAACTGTACCAGTAGTTGTAAATGAAGTAGCAGATGTTAATACAATAGAACTTGCAGAAGTATTGATGGTAGTATTAAGAGTTGTACTAGCACCAGCATATTTTAATTGTGAATCTAAAAAATTAAATTCTGTGTTATCTGTTTCATCAAAATCAAATTCATTTATATATTCTACATAACGTCTTGTTACACCATTGATTGTGCGTTTAACAACAACCCATGTTTGATATTCTTTATCATCGGTTGGAATAGTAGCAATGGATTCGCACATAGCAATATCTGATCCAAATGCACCACCAAATGTATGTTGATGCCAAGCAACAACTTGTTGTTCTCTTTGGTAAGTTAAACCAATTAATTTTCCATCTGCTCTTACACACCAAATAATTTGATTGGGTTCTTGTTGGTAAGACATAGATTCAATTCCAGATTCTGAAATATGCTCAGCAAGAATAGTCATGTCAGGTGCAACATATCCATCAACGTCAAAGTTATAAGCTAGTTCTCTAATCTTTCTTTTAGCTCTTTGTAAAAATAGAGTTACGTTTCCTACTGGTATGCCATCTATATTTGCACAGCCATGGTTAGATTGTTTTTTAATTAATATGTTTGTTGGAGTTACAGGATCATCTGTACCACCTCCTGATACTGAAAATTCTCCACCTACTGTACCCACAATTAATGTTCGTGTTGCAGATAAGAAACGAATAGCATTAACTTGGTTAGATGCGATGGTATAAATAATAGCATCATCATCTGCTACAGTGCCTCCTCTATTCTCATCCATGCTTTCATAATCACCTGATTTAGAAAAGAATAATGTTTGTGGTTGAGATTCTGTTCCTGCAAATACTAATCGTTGTTCATAGAAAGATACGCAAGAAGGATAACCTGTATATTCTGACCAAGCTCCCATAGCCCAGTCAGTAGATGCTGTATTAGAAGTCATGTCTTGTAAAACTTCTACAGTTACAACTGTTGTGCTGGTACGAGCTGTTATTTCTGCATAACCAGTTTTAAATCTTATTAATCTACCAATATCAATGGTTTGAAAACCTGTGTTATCATTAATTCCTGTTATTGCAGATGCAGTTAAGGTTCTACCAGCTCCAACTGTATGTGCTGACATAGTAAATGTTGTAGTTGTTGTATTGTCATCTAAGTAGGGTCCATCAGTAAAATCTACTTCTGTAATAGTCCAAGAGGTATGACCAGTTCTAGATAATTTTTTAACAGAATAATCAGGATGACAAATGTACATAACGTCTGCTGATTGTGCAAATTTTAAAGTTGGTAGATTTGCAGTTAGATAAGTTGTTGTTAATGTATAAACTCTATTTGCAATACCACCTGATGTATAAGTTGTATAAGAAGTTGTATTAATATTAACTCCATCTATGTCTTGTAAAGCAAATGTGTTAGCTGCAACACTTGCTACTTTAAATCTTTTACCATTGACTTGTGTCATTCCTACAACACCAGAAATAACAACTGTATCTCCATTAGAAAAACCATGAGCTGCAGATGTAACAACACCTGGGTTTGCTTGTGTAATTCCTGTTATAGTTTTATTGGATTCTAATATTGCACCATCGTCTTTATAAAAACGAATATAAAGATCACCAAATTCTAAAATGTAAGTTTGTGTTGTTGAAAATTCAAAAGGTATTAATCTTGTAAATGCTGATGATGTTTTAACTTCAGCTACAAATGTTGTACCTGGTCTTCTAGCTGCAGATCCATGAGGATAAACAACCATGTTTTGTAAAGTTTTGCAACCAGATGAATATTTAGCTAAATCATTTCTACCATCTAAACGTGGTGATAATTCTCCGCCTGTAAAGTTTGTTAATTGTACAGCAACTCTAGCCATGGTTTTTAAAACCTAGAGTTAATAAACGTATTTGAATCTACTACAGATGCCATACCTGATTCTTGGTCTGTGTTATATCCTTCTGTTGAATCTACGAATCTAGCATCTTTTAATTTTTCTTGATATAAAGCATACATTTGTTGAGCAACTGGATTAGATGAAGTTACTGCATAAGCAATATCAGCAGCTAGTGAAGCACTTATAACTTCTCTTAGTAATTGATCATATTCGTTAGGATCTTCAACTCTTGAGATATATAATATTTTCATAGAAGAAGAATAAGATAAAATCTTTCTACCCTCTACAACATAATCAGATTCATAATCTAAAATTTTTATTAATCTTAAACAATCAGAGGGTAATGTAAATTGAGATGTAAATCCCCAAGCTGGTGTTGCTGTGTCTGCTGCAAGTTCAACTCTTTTTAATAAACAGTTCCAAGGATGATGTCTAAATATTGCATCTCTAATATTTGCATATCTAGCATTGCAAAGCCTTGCGTTTTTTGAATCTTCTGTAAGGGAAAGAATAGTTGATGCACCTAATTGATTTAAAGCTCCATTACAAATTTCTACAACTGATGCCATATTAAACTTTCTTTATAATATATTTACGTCTTAATTGCCTAGGTTTTACTAATGCAAAGATCTCAGCTTCTGTGAGTTCTAAATGTTTATCAAAACCTTGATGTGCTGTTGATGTATATTTAAATCTATCAACTAGAACATAGCGATAGATATAATCTTTATTTTGTAAATGTAAAATTGTTTTTACGTTGTCTGTCTTCTTCATAATAAACAGTGGGGATTTTACTCCCCACTATTTAAAATAGTATTAATCTACTACGTATCTGATGGCAACTTGAACCACACCTGAAGCAGTACCACCTGCTAAAGTTATAGTTATAGGTAATCCATCTTGATCAGCATCAACTACTGAACCTGCACCTAAAGCAATAGTTGCTAAGATGTCTGTTCTAGCAGCAGAAGATGTAGATGTCGCAGCTAAATAAGCAGCTGCTGATAAAGCAACTGTTGTGCCTGCAGCATTTTTATAAGCAGCATATCCAACTGATAAAGTTGTAGATGCACCTAATGCAGCATTAGTTAAATAGCCATCAATAAGTCTTGCTCCATTTGGTAAATTAACCATTTGAACAACGTCAGCGATAGCTGCAGATGCTAATGTAACATCAGCAAATGCAATTCTCATTCTTCCGCCTGTTTCATTTGGTTTAATCTTTTCAGATGGGACGTTTTGCGACCATTTAGTTTTTTGTGTTGAGTATAATGTAGCCATTATATTTTTTCCTTTTTAGTTAATGTTATTCGTCGCAAGCTATTTCGACAACTTTTTCTTCTTCCATACGAGTAGCACCAATGCTCATAGCGTAGTAAACTTGAGTGCTGTATGATTTGTCAGCTCTCTCGTCAATTCTAGCTAGAACATCTTGACCAATCGCTAATTTAATAGCGTCAGCTGTGAATGCGTATGCAAGTCTGTCGTCTGTGTTTGTTGCGTCAAGTTTTAATCTATTTGTAACAATAAATTGAAAGCCTAAGAAAGAATCAACTTGACCCTGTGCTAGAGCTTTAACTGTATTGAAATCACTAGATGTTACTTGTGTTGTTCCCAATAGATCGCCTATTTGTTTTGGTCCACATACAAGGTATCTTTGTAGAGATGGATCAACATCAGCTGCATCTAAAAGTCTTTTTGCTTCTAAAAGTTTAGTTATAGTTAAACCATCAGATTGTGATGAACTATAAGGTTTTTGAGCAGCAGGAAGTGCAACAGAAGTAGATCCTGTTTCACCTGTGTATGCTGTTCCACCTAAAGCGGCAATGATTACATCATCCATCGCTCTTCCCATAGCAGCAGCCGCAGCTTTTGCATAAGAAGAAGTTGGATCAATTAGTAATCTAACTTTATCTGCATTGTCTATTAGATCAGCCCACTCATAATCTGCAAGTGTTACTCTTCTTCTAGAGTGTGGCGTATCAATTTGTGGAGTGTCAGCGTGTCTAGAGCTTCTTACAACCGCAGTTGTTTTACCAACTTGATCAAAGAAAGCACTCTTTCCAGTAACCGACTCAACATCCACAACTCCTCTTAATACTGATCCCATTTGTTGAGATAGCATTTGTACGTTTGAACTGTACTGCTGTACAAAAGCAGTTGTTATTTGATTTGACATATTGTCATTTCCTTTTGGTTAGGTTAAGTTAAGTTTAAGTTCAGAAAGTTCCCCATCATTGATAGGCTATCTTGCATTTAACGACTGTTAGTCGGTTGTCTTTCCAACAGGCAAGTAAGGTTCTAATAGAATTGTCTTACAATTTCTAAGAAGATTTAATTAAAAATCTCCCTAGAAATCGCAATATAGTAATTTTAAGTTGATTGCAATATAATTATTGATTTAATAATTCTCGCAATGACAGCACTTGATTTACTGTTTTGTTATGATTTGGATGTGATTTGTTCCAATAGGGACCAGTCTTATCACCTATTAAATCATTAATTTCTTTTTCAACATCTCTACCTTGAAGTACATTATCAGATTCTGCACCGACAATTTTATCTTCAGATAATAGATTAGCAATGTTAGCAAATGCTTTAATGATCTTTGGATTATCACCTAATCTAGATCCATCTCTTAATTGAGTATCAAGAAGTTCTGGTTCTAAATAAGTTTGAGCAACATTGGCAGCTTTTCTTAAGTTGTCATCATATGCTCTTCCCCATTCTGATCTTAACGCATTAGCAGATTCAGCTTGTGCAGATTCCATATTCACTGACATTTCTTTTGCTGAACTTTCTAATGTTGATTTATAAAACTCTAGTATGCCTTGAGCTTGTTTATTATTTAAACCTAGCTTGTGAGCATTCTGTGCAAATCCTTTGATTACATTTTCATCAACAGGAGCAACATCAGTTTTAAATTCTAGTTTATATTTATCAGCAGATTCTGGTCTGCCTAATTTATTATAAACTTCATTCCACTGTTCATCAGTAGCTGATTTACCTGGAAGATGAATCTTATCAGTTCCAATCATAGATACTGCATTGATGTAGCTTTTAGCTAACGCATCTAATTCAGTAAATTTTTCTATGTTTGGATTTGATCTATATTCTTCAGAGATCGCTTCTTTCCAAGTCTTGCCAGAAGTTGGCTGTGTTGGTTGTTGTGTTGAGCTTAGTATTGGTTGTGATGTTTCCTGTGTACTTTGTGTTGTTGCACTTGTAACAGGCTGAGTTGCCTCAGTTGTCTGTACTTGTTCTAACATTTTATTTTCCTTTTAGTTTATCATTTAGCAGCATATTTTTAATAAATAGAAGAACGCTGCGTTGTCCCTCCATATATGCACTTTCATGGCTATCCCCTCTAATATTAGTGGTAGCATTATAGTGGCATCTTTTTTCTAAATCTGACATGACAATTTTGCCATCATTAGATTCAAAAACTATTTTATAATATTCTTTTAATTTATTTATTTGGTCTTCCATTTATTTTCCTTTCGTTTTTTATTGCTCTGGGTTTACTAAAGCTCTTGCCTCCTCAGGTAATGCTTTTGCTAATGGTGCTACAGCTCCACCTGCTTGTGCAATTTGTTGCATCTGTTGCATTTGTTGTTGTTGCATCATCTCTTGTTGTTTCTTCTGTCTTATAGCATTTACTTGTGCTTGTGAGTTTAAAACTTTAGCTGGTACACCCACAATGTCAGCAAGATAAGTTACTAAAGCATCTATATCAATGTGATCAAATACTGGAGATATTTTAGATAATGATCCAAATATTTCAATCGCTCTCATCACTGATTGTAATTCAGAAGATCTTTGTGCTTTAGCTAGAGGTGATACATATTCAATTTGTATATCTTGACCAGCTAAGAATTGTGGTGCTTGTCTAAATATTTTTTTTCTAAGTAATATTGCAAATGTTCTATCAATCAATGGTCTTAATAATTCTGATTGTAATCTTCCTAGAACTGGACCCAGTAATCTCATCTTCTCTTCGTTACGTTGTACAACTTCTGTTGCAGTCATTTGTGGACCATTCTGCATCATTAATTGATTTACATAAAACGTATCTCTAATAGCGTTTCTTCTTTGCTCTTCCATGTTTAAACCTAATGGATTATTTGCACCAATGTTTAATGGTTCAATTCTATCTCTAGTTCCAGCTCTATAGAAATTTAAACCACCTGGTACTGTTCTTACTGGTAATATAAATCCATCATCAGGAACAAGTAATGGTGGATCAACTTGTTTTTGTGCAGCTTTAATAGTTGTCTTAGACATTTCATTTAACATCTTTACATCTGGCAATGCAGTCATTGCAGGAGATCTTCCATAAATTTCAAACGATGCTTTTAAATAACGTGGAACTACATAAGGGAACTCATTAAATCCTGATTGAGATACTTCGTGTTTATTATCTAATTCAATATAACAAGATGCGAATGGCATATTCTTTGCATCTTTCTTTTTAGGATCATAATTTTCTCTAGGATATACAACGTGAAGAATTGTAACTTCTTCATAAGGATCTTTCATTGCAGTTCCTCTTAAAGCATTTGATACATTCTTTTCGCCAAACTGTAGTATGGCTGCTCTTGCAGATATTTTAAATTTTCTAAATACTGTATCTATTCTTCCTTTATTATTTTCTGAAATATAAATTTCGCCAATGTGTCTTGTTGAAAATCTTATAATGTCATCTGCATCTTCTTCAATGAACATAGATGCTGTACCAAAGGTAATTAGATCGTGATACAATTCAAATATTTCTTGTTGGAAGTTTGAACGATTAAATGCGTCATACATTTTTTCTGTTGTATCTTGTAACCATTCATTCGCCTCATCTGCATCTCCTGTATCTACATTTTTAAATCTTAATGAGAACCAAGGTGTAGATGGATTTGTAAGCATACCATGTAAGGATGCTGACAATAATTCAACTGCATGAAGTGGAGATGAATCAAATATTAATTCAGATCTTTTATCTCCTTTAGATCTTTGTTTAGTTACATCTGCTTTTCTTGGCATCATGTAATCAGCAACTTCTTGCCAATGCGATTCCCAAGTTTGTCTTTGTGTTACTAACTTTCCAAATCTCTTTAAGAGATCTTTAGTTAAATCTGTTTCAGCCATTGCTTATCCTAGTAATGTTGGTGTGCCTAAAGTTGCACCTTCTTGAACGCCTGCTGCACCTGTTAATATAGTTGGAGATCTACCACGTCTTCTTCTTTTAATTCCTGATGCATCTGTTGCACTTGCTTGAGATACTTCTGATGTAGTGGGTGCATAGGTTGTTGCAGCTACTGGAGCTGGTGCAGGTTGTGGTGCAGGAGCAGATGGTTTAGATGCGAAAGGATTTGGTATTGGACCACCCATATTACATTCCTAACAAAGTTTTTTTCTCTGTTGTTGCTTCATCAATCAATGGAGAAGTTAATATTGTTGATGCTCTGCCTTTACGTCTTCTATTAATTGCATCTTGCTCTTCTTTAATTTTTGCCTGTTCTGCTTCTGTTAATTTAGTAGAAGGCGGTTCAGGTAAAGGTTGCACTGGTGGCAACGATGGCATTTTTGGAGATAAGAATCCCATAATTTATATAATCCTATATTCGTTATCTGCTATACTTTGTGGAGCAGATTGTCTAGTATTTATTTCTTGGATTCCAACTGCAAGGTAACGCATCGCATCACAAGCGTGTGAACTCCAATCATGTACAGGCTTAGATCTAAACATTCTGTTCTTATCTATAAACTTCCTATGGTAGTGTCTTAACGCATCTATAAGTTTTTTGCAATGGTCTGTATCAATCCAACATCTAGGTAGTAACATTGTAGTTGCATGTATTCCATCTTCAAATGGAATCTTAGGAACTACTTTAAAATTAATACCTAATTGATAAGCAACCTCACGTCTTGTTTTGCCATTACTAAAATCAGTAACTTCAATATCATGGGGTGCGTAATGATCTTTATAAACATAATCTTTTGTTTTTAACATTTGAACATAGTGCGGCAAACCTTGACCACGTTCTTCGTAGTAATCTATTATATTAATTGCTCTTCCCATTTGTTGAAAGAATATAATTGCTGAATGATCTGATACTCCTAGATCCCACGCAGTAGATACAGGTAGTGATGGATCATAAGGAACTCTTGTTAGCTGCCTAGCATCTTCTATCTTAGTTATGGTATCTCCATAAACAGCACCTTCTATATTTGCAATCCAATCGCATTCAAATTCTTGTTGGTATTTTTTTTCACCCATGACTTTCTTTGCAGCATCTAATTCTGATTGATCAACTATATTTGTTTGAGATGCTTTAGCTTTATAATGAAACCATTGCTTATCTCCTTGTGCGTGTTGGAATAATTCATAGAAGTTATTATTCGTTCCTTGTGGAGTTCCAATAAATACGCACCATCCTTTTCTATCTGACAATGCTGGTCTTATAATTTCTGTAAATAACTTACCTTGTACGTTTGCATACTCATCAATAACGCAACCATCTAAATAGATACCTCGTAATCCATCTGAGTTCTCTGAACCTAACAATGTTATTCTAGATCCATTGGGTAAGTCGCAACGCAATTCTGTTTCATTAAACTTAACGCCTGGTATTAGAGCTGTGTATTGTTTCATATAATCCCAAGCAATAGATTTGGCTTGTTTAAAGGTGGGTGCTATGTAGGCGTATCTGGGTGCTTTGTTAGTAGAACGTAGTGCTGACATTAGTAGATGATTAATCATACATACTGTTTTGCCAAACCTTCTATGGCAGACTAATACTGACCAGCGATACTTCTTCATATTGAAATGAAGTTCTATTTGTTTTTCTCTGGGGTAATAGGGAATCTTGTATTGTATTGTACCACTGTTAATTATTGTTTCTGTTATAGTTGTCATTAGTGAATAGACTTAGATTGTTCATTAGTTATGATTGCATTCTCAATGTTCAATAACATCATTAACCATGAACTAAAGATTGATGAGTGTTCTTTGTTTTGTAATCCTGTGAACTTAACTGTTATTGAATTATCTTTCTCAATATAAACAACTGCTTTTACATTAGCTGTATAAAAGTCGTTGTCGTCATCATCTTGGTACATTGATCTGTTCATATACTATTAGTAGTATTTTAATATTATATTAAGGTTGGTCAGGCAAAGAAAAAAGGTGGCGGGTTGTTTTGGGGATATA